GCAGGTTCTGGGCATAACTTAACCTTCGAACCAGTTCCAGTAAAGTTTTCACCAGCATCACCGACACGAGACCTGAAGTCAACAGCCGACCGAAGCTCTATTTTCTCACCAGTTGCTTTAACAGTGTAAGAAGGAATATCTTCGTATGTAACCGCATTTCCATCAAGGTCTGTTAAACCGCTGTATGAGTCTACAGTAAAGAAGTCGCCGGTGCCGTCATGAGTAAAGAATTCATGTTTAATTAGTAGTTGGCCAGTTGGTGCAAAGTTAGTACCAGGCTTAAGAGTAATTTTTGACAGACCATATTGATCATCACGATGGCCATTGTCGAAATCATAATACTCTTTAACATCAGGATGTGATGATGTAGCAGTAGTACCAAACGCTGGAGACATATAAACAGCTAGTAGTCGATAGCCATCCGCTTTACCAAGTGGGTGGATTCCTGCTTCGATTGTAGCTTGAACACTGATCGCATCATTATGGAAGTTGGGATTACCATCTGTTGTTAATGACTTAGAGTCGTGGTCAGCTACTTTCTTAACGCCTGCAATCAATACCGCAGTCGCACCGTTAAATGATGCCGATAAAGTAATATTAACTGATTGTGAGTTACCTGCAATTGCAATTACGCCTGACGTAAGAGTTACAATTGTACCAGCGCTTGCGCCTGATGTGATAGCCAAAATCCAGTTATCGGTATCGAATGGTTCAAGTAATTCAGTAGAACCCGTGGTTGTAAATGTAGCTTCACCACCTGATATGGTATCAGCAGCAAATTTCTTATTAGCAAAATACACAAAGTTAAAGTCACCAGTTCCATCATCACATGTTTTAACCATCACATGTTTTAACACGAGTGAATGGTAAGCTAAATACTGATGGACTACGACTTGGTTCATTCAAGACTGCTTTAGAGTTAACTAATGACACGTTAGCGCCAAATGATACTGTAGAATCTGAGACAGATCTTAATTCAGAGAATGCTTTACCAGCAGCTAATTCAATGTCGAATAAAAATAGCTTATATACCGAACCATCTTTTTCGATAGTACGTACACGAGCAAAACCAAGACCAGTACCTGAACCGCCAGTTGAACCGTGTAAAGTAATCCGGCTAAACGTTGTAATATCAGGAAGACCTACAAAGGCAGCGTCAGCTGTTACTTTGACAAAGTTACCAATACTAGTAGATACTGATGCACCTTCAAACAATGCAGCCGCTCTCGCTTTATTGACCGATAAGTTTGTAGTAGCCAGTGTCTGTATTTCGTAACCACGAACATATGCTTTTGAAGGCTCAATGGCAGCTGCAAGTTTAGTTGCATCACCTGGACTATTAACAGCAGTATCTTCTTTCATTGTAACACGGAAAGGTCTTACTGTATAATCACCTGACTCATCATATGTACGACGAGCTAGTGTATCTTCAATTACTGCGTAATCAGATTGACGTACTTGCTTTTGAACAGTACCACTAACAATACGAATTAGCATCAAGAAGTTGCTTATTCCTGTTCCGTAGTTAGCTTGTGTTTTAAGCGCCGTCTTAATGGAGTATCGATGTGCACCTGGAGCAGCGTAGTTAGGCGATCCTGTTGCGTTATCGTTTAGGCTTGCATCTTCAGCTGATGTAGTAACAGCCTCTGTGATTTCAAAACCTACATCGAATGATATGTTATTAGTATACTTAGAAAGAACTAATGTCTCTGCTTTAACTATGACAAAGTGTCCGCGGATGTAATAAACACCACGTTCCTGTGTGAAGAGAGCGCCTTTACCTGTTGCTTGAGTGTTAGTGACCGTTGCAGTAACACTACCGTTATCGTAAGAATTCGAACTTGCGTTGTATACCTTTTCGGTCAAAGAAGCATTTGTAGCAAAAACCTTATTGGCATTAGTTGCACCATTTGAATTCTGGTAAACAATATAGAAGGTATCTAAGTCTGAACCTACAGCAGCTACAGCTTTAACAACCTTAGCTCGTAAGCCGGTGGCGTTTGCAGCAAAAACCTTATTGGCATTAGTTGCACCATTTGAATTCTGGTAAACAATATAGAAGGTATCTAAGTCTGAACCTACAGCAGCTACAGCTTTAACAACCTTGGCTCGTAAGCCGGTGGCGTCAGCAAAGTGCTTGCCTTCCATGGCTGAAGTTACCGTTGTGGAAACAGCAGATAGCTTAACGTAGTCAGCTTCATTATTATAGGCATTACCACCTGGAATTACAAGTGAGCCTTCTTTAAACATGTGGCTACCAAACTGGGTAACCTGATTTTGAAGAATCGACTGTAGCTGAGTTAGCTCACGTGCTTGTACAGCAATTCCTGGGCGAAAGAGTACCTTATGATATTTTTCTTGAGGCGTTAGGGTATCTGTCCCTGCCTTAAGAAAGTCATCGTAGTACGGATCTACGTTAAACTTAATTGCCATTTTTTATCCCTTAGAATTCAAGTACTAGTTTTACTGTTTCGATCTGGTCATCAGCACGGTTGACAGCTGTTCGGTTTTCAAGAAAGATAATCTCGCCAGAACCGTCTGCAACACCAGGATTACCTACTGCGCTAACGTTACGTGCTGTATTAGAAGATCCACTAATCTTTACATTATCAGATACAGTAAACGTAGTAAATCCACTCGTCTCGTTCTGATGATAATAAAGAATACCGTTAGTTGCATCGTAGTCATCGATGATGCCTAAAGCACCTGACGAACTACCTACGATTGTTGAGTCATTTAAAAACTCACCGGCAGCTGGTGGTCCTGATAGAGTTAAAGTCTTTGTCGCTATGAGTGATGCAGCAGAAGCTACAACTGTTGTACCAAAGTTATATGGATTACGAATTAATCCTAATTGACGGAAGTCGTTACCAGTGATAAACGTATCGTTCTCATTGCCAGTCAAAGATTGGTTAATAGTGATGTAATGTCCACGAAGATCTACTCGAGGATCTTTTCCAAATCCACCAAGAGGACCTATGACTGCTCGAGCTGTTGCTCCTGAACCTGATCCGTCTGATGTAATAACCACCTTAGCTTTAGTGTATCCAGTACCCGGAGTACTTATGAGAAGCTTGGTAATCGCTCCACCTACAACTGTTACGTTAGCATCAACTACAGCTGCTGCACTACCGTCGCCAGTAATTGTAACCGTAAATGTATCAGACGCAGCGTAACCAGTACCACCTGCAATAACTTTAACATTAAAGATTGCTCCATCGACCGCAGCTGATTTAACAGCAAATTGGTCTTGAAGGGCCTGAGCAGAAGCTGCACCAGGATCTGCAGTAAGGTTAGTCATCGGTATGAATGCTGATGTCAAAAACTTAGTAGAAGCGGTAGTAGATAGTGTATATAAGTATTTCCAAATGTATCCGTCTGAGGAGGTGTGATCAATGACACCTGCAACTTTAACACCAGTATTATCAGGGTTAGTAGTAGATGCACCAGGACCTGCTTTTAAACAAATCATAACGTGTAGGTTATCAGTGATTACATAGAACTTTTTAGCTTCTAATGTAGTATCACGATCATCATACTCAACGTAAGTTGTACCTGAAATCCACTGATAACGAGGAGCCGCGAATTGAAAATCGGTATTAACCAACTTCTTCATCGACGTCATATGCTGCCATACGTCAGTAGTGTGCGAGTGTGTGTTATCGAAAGGAACGTCTGGGGTGGTATCATCCGCCCAAGGCGCTGATCGACCAACAAACAAATAATAATTGTTTGCTGCCAATTCAATATCGGCGACAAACTGCTTGGCAGCTCTCAACCGAAAATTCTGTGTTACAATGGCGGCCATTGATTTTGACTCCTATTAGGTGGACGAGATAGTGATTTCTGCTGTCGCGTTTATATCTATTGTTTTATTTATACCCTCAGTAATAGTGAAATCTCTGAAGTTATAGTTCGGATTTGGTAGTAAGAATTTTAAATCTTCAAGATATTGCTTAGGGCCAATCTTATTAGACTGTCTAGTTCTATCATTGATAATCCCCTCGGTGAAGTATACAGTAGCAAGATTGCCAGTGAATCCTAAATGCGAGGATAATACACCATGACCCGTACGAGCTGCAATAGCCTGTGCATTGATCTCTACAGGAGGTATAATAATTGGAACCGGAAGACCAGCACCAAGTTGTAAGCCAGGTTGTGTAAATGGTGTAACAGTACCAGCCCGGTTCTTTTCAAGTATCTCAATGAAGAGAAGAATCTCACCAAAGAATATGAATCCAGCAGGGTGAACTAAACGATTGAAAGCGTTTTTCCACTGATTAATGTTCGCACCGGTTTTAAGAA